ATCATCATTATTTAAAGACATTTACGACAATACAACATTTAATCGCAAACAATTAGAAGTGCTAACAAGAGAACTTGTGCAGTTCATCAAGGATGGTGATACTGCAGTTCAGATAGTACCTATGATTAAAGAGTATTTAGAAATAAACGTAAAGAACGATGACCAACTCGTTAAGATGGCTGGTATCGTGCAAAGACTTATTTCTGCAGAGGGTAAAGTAGGTTCAGAAGATGAATATGGTTTATCAGAAGAAGAAAAAACACAACTACTTTCAGGTATGGAAGATACTATAAAAGATTTACAAGTAGAATCAGATAAGATACACAATAAAATAGAATCAGTAAAGGTAAATTAAATGAGTTATCGTGATGAACCAATAATCACAGATACTACTATGGAAGTAGGAACTGGCATGCCAACGTATAGTAGAATACGTGAGTTAGTCCAGAATATGATTAAGTCATCTCATTTTGAATATCACGAAACAGAAGCTTTTGAAGTAAAAAAAATAAGTAAAGTCGCATACGGTGGAGTTCTAGGTAAGTTTATAGTTGAACCTGACCAACCGATAAAAGGTAAGGTTGTATTACCATTAATGCCACATATAACAAATATACCTGTAATAGGTGAGCACGTGGTGGTTGTTGAATATAATGCACAACACTATTATACTTGTATTATAAATAGAAAAAATTCAAACAATGAAAATTCTATTCCAGGTGCAGCTGGAGATTATATAGAAAATACAAAATATGGTGAAACGTTTCAAAAGAAAGATATTAGACGAGTTGAAGTAAATGAGGGTGAAATAGTTTATGAAGGTAGATTTGGTAATTCTATAAAACTTGGTTGTGACCATAATACCAATTCACCAATAATTAAAATACGATCTGGACAAGCTAATCTTAATGCAGATGTTAAAGATAATCTAAATCTTCCCACTAAAGAAAGTATTGACAATGACCACTCTTCCATATACTTAACATCAAGTGGTGTATCTAATATAAAGTTTGATGGACAGACAATTGGGGGTAAAAAAATACTAATAAAATCTGACGGTATATTTATTAAAGGGAATGATATTAGATTAGGTGGTGTTATTGCAGGTGATTTACAACCAGTGGTTAGGGGTAATGATTTAAAAGAATTACTTGACCCAATATTTACAACACAAATCGGTGTAAATACAGTATTGATAGCAACAAATCAAGCTAAAATAACAGCTTTAACAGCAACAGGTGGAGTTGCAGCTCAAAAACAAATATTAGATATTAATGATCAAAATATAGAGTTAGCAAAATTAAATGTTGATTTAAAAATAGCAATAGAATCATCCACTTATTTAAGTAATACAGTAAAAACAATATAGGAGTTATTATGACCAAAAAAGACCTTGTAAAAATAATACGAGAAGTAGTTCGTAGAGAGGTACAAAAAGAAGTTAAAAAGATATTTATAAAGGAAGAAACTTCCCCTAAATTACTAAATATGGTATCTGAAATTAAACAATCGAGTACAGTACCACACACAAATTATACAAAAAACGAAGCTTTAAATAAAATTTTAAATGAAACTGTAGCACTTTCAAAAAAACAACCTACTGAAGAATATCCAACATTAGGTGGTAAAACTTTTGATACAAATAGTATGACTGAATTATTAGGATATAGTAAACCAGAAGAGGTTAAGCGGGATATGGTAGCTGTAGATACTATGCAAAAAATGGGTGTTACATCAGAACAATTACCAGAATCTTTAACAAACGCGTTAACAAGAGACTATTCTAGTTTAATGAAAGCTATGGATAAAAAGAAAGGTAAATAATAAATGTCAGCTTTAGAAAAAGATTTAAACCCTGATACCTATATTGGTTTATCTTTTCCAATGAGAAGAGATAACAATAATAACTTTAAGTTAACAAAGACTTCATTAGAACAAGCTCAACATAATCTAAAAAATTTATTTTTAACTTATCCTGGTGAAAGAGTAGGACAACCTGAATTTGGTAGTAGAATAAGAGAACTATGTTTTGAACAAATAGATGATGAATTACCAACACGAATTGAAGAAGAAGTTAGAAGAGCCGTATCAACTTGGTTACCATATATTATTGTACAAGAGGTTAATACTCTTAATGAAGAGGGTGATGAAAATAAAATTTTTGTACAAGTAAAGTATTCGACTACCTTAAATCCAGATACTTTAGAATCAATAACAGTAGACGCTTCGTTTACGTCTACTGCATATTAGGAGTAATTAGATGCCACGTACATCAGTAAAAAAGAATATGGTAAAATCAGTTAATTATATTAACAAAGATTTTAGTGATTTTAGAGATAATCTAATTGAATTTGCTAAAGTATATTTTCCAGATACACACAACGATTTCAATGAAGCTTCACCAGGTATGATGTTTATTGAAATGGCGGCATATGTCGGTGATGTACTTTCATATTATATAGATTCATCTTTTAGAGAATCACTTCTAGCTTACGCTGAAGAAAAAAGAAATATTTACAGTATAGCTCAATCATTTGGTTATAAACCAAAAACTACATCACCATCTTCAGTCGTACTAGATGTATTTCAATCAGTACCAGCTTTAAATGGTAATCCAGATTATAGATATGCACTTAATGTTGAAGCTGGAGCTCAAATAACAGCTGGAAGTACTGGTACAACATTTAGAACTTTAGAAGATGTAAACTTTAAATTTTCAAATTCATTTGAACCACGTGAAACAACTATATTAGAAAGTAATGGTGGTGTTGTAACTAAATTTTTAATGAAGAAAAAAGTAAAAGCTGAAAGTGGTACTATAGTAACAGAAACATTTAGTTTTGGAACAGCTACTAAATATTCACAAATTAAACTAGCTAATCCTGATGTGATTGAAGTAATCTCGTGCATAGATAGTGATAATAATACTTGGTATGAAGTAGATTCTTTAGCTAGAGATACAGTTTTTGAAGATATGGAAGCTAATACATTGAACTCACCAGATTTAGTTGAAGATAGAGAAACAGTTCCTTATATATTAAAATTAAAAAAAGTATCTCGTAGATTTACATCGTTTATTGATGAGAATGACCAAACAACTATCAGATTTGGTGCTGGAATATCAGATAATCCAGATGAGGAAATTGTTCCTAATCCAGATATGGTTGGTTCTAATTTACCAGGTAGTCCATCTAAATTAACCACAGCGTTTGACCCAAGTAATTTTTTAAAAACCAAAGCTTATGGAGTAGCTCCATCAAACACAACTCTTACAATTAAATATTCACATGGTGGTGGTATAGATGATAATGTAAATTCTGGTGATGTAACTAATATATCTAGTATCAGTTATCAAATACAAGATACCTTACTTAACGCTTCTTCAGTTCAAGAATCTAAAGATTCTGTAGCGTTTACAAATGTTAACCCAGCTACTGGTGGTTCATCTGGTCAAACAGTTCGAGAAGTTCGTGAAAGTGCATTAGCGTATTATCAAGCTCAACAACGAGCTGTAACTAAGGAAGATTACATTGTTAGAGCATATGCACTTCCTGCAAAATATGGTAATATAGCTAAAGTTCACTTAGTACAAGATGACCAGTTAAATAGAGATGCTGATTCAATAGACTTGGAGAGAAAAGTTACCACAGCTGATGTTGACGCTGGTAGAACACTAAGGTCATTTCAAGCTGGTAGGTTTTTAAATCCATTAGCTATGAATATGTATACACTTGGATTTGATTCAGATAAAAAATTAACAAAAATGAATCAAACAAGTAAAGAAAATTTAAAAACTTATTTATCTCAATTTAGATTAGTTACTGATGCTATTAATATAAAAGACGCTTATGTTATTAATATAGCTGTTAATTTTTCTATATTGACAAAAACTGGGTTTAATAAAAACGAAGTTCTACTTAGATGTGTAAGTGCGGTTCAAGATTTCTTTGATGTTGATAGAATACAGATTGGTCAACCAATTATAGTATCAGATATAGCATATCAAATATCTTTAATTGATGGTGTATCTAGTATTGTTGCACCAATTGAAAATAATACTTCACCACCCCAAACAATTGTAATTGAAAATAAGTTTAAATTAGAAGAAGGTTATTCTGGTAACTTTTACGATATAAGTAGTGGTTTAATTGACGGTGTTTTATATCCAGC